CCAGGTTGTTGATAATGACAGTCAGAACACTTCCACTATATAGGATAGGAATTGTGGGGGTAAATTCCATAATCCAGTTGTAGTAAGGGTTCGTAATGGTAATCGGGCAAGAGCATTGCTTGACGGCAGCGTATGCTAAGGTAGCCCAGGATGTACCGGAAAAAGTGTCGAGGAAGGTGGTGAAAATGGTTGGCCCGGCACTACCGTCAGCACCTTTGATATCAATATCAAAGACTTTAATGCCATCAGTAGTAAATATTCCGACGCATCCGTCATCTCCCTTAAACATCATGTGGAAACAGTTAGTTTCCCAAACACGACGTGCACCAACAGACATGCTTAAAAGTGACCCGTCAGCCACATAGGTCCAGAGATCTTGATGGTTGACGGAAACAGCTTTGAGGGCGCCCATGAAAATTTGGGCACAAGCACCACATTGGATGGCAGCGGGGGTGCCAAGATCGACTACGTTCCTGCCGAACTTGCCAAATTTGGCCCATTCGTTCTTAAATTTGCAAGAACAGCCTTCCTTGGCAATAGCCAGAGCTTGAGAAATACGGTCCCTACCTATCATCCAAATAAGTGATACGATAAGGCCCGTCTGTATAATAAGATCCCAAGTCCGGGAATAGAGTTTGAACTTGGGTCTGGTTGGATCAGTGGCATAGGCAGCTGTGTACTCCATTACATCTGTTCTGCCAGACAGAACAACATCCCTCAATTCCTGTATGAGGAGCTTATAGGCAGGTAATGTTGTAGCAATGCTCTGGTTCTGAAAGAGCGAGGCATGGCGGAGCAGAGACTCCTCTCGTGCGGCGGAGAGCCTGTAAAGGAAAGCATCAGCAACATTTCTAGGACTGATTCCATAGAGAGAACGGGTAGAATAGAAACCACGCCACACGGACTTGAAAATAGTCCGAGGGGTGTAAGTTTTATCCCGTGAAAAGGTTTTGGGTTTTTCACCCTCGCATTCTGGGTGTTCTAATCTGACCCTATTTTCGGAGATGCGGGTACAATACGTTGGTAAGGTGCAAGAAGGGCATCTTGGGTGGTCTAAATTAATCCTGCCGTAAATATCCCGACAATATGTGTCCTTGGCGCAACTAAAAATCCGGGAATCGATAAATAGCTTTGTTACACGGTTCTCACTTCCATAGAGTTTATAAAACCCGGTAAAATTGAGTCCGTATGCGGCGCCAAGGAGGGCTAGTTTGACTGCCACTTAGGAGTCACACCAACCATAGACGAGAATTGACACCGACTTGCCCATTGGTTATAGGCAACGTCGAGGCTGTTCTGCATAACCTCAGAATCAACCTCATATTGGGCGGTGGGAAATTCTTGACCACCCTTGGTGCTAAAAGTAGCACGTTGTACAAATTTATTTCCTGAGGCTACAAAGTAATCAGTGACCTTGTCAATGACCTCTGTGTATACTAAGGCGTGGCAATAAGCGTTGTAGCCTAATGTGGTGTACAGACAGAGGGTAGATTCAAAGACCTCAGAGGTTGCTGGCAGTAAGGGAACTGTCGGATTGATTATTGTGGCCTTCAGAATGTTCCATTCCTCGGTTATTCTATTATAGAGTCTTCGCATGAAGGGGTCATCTAGTATGCCTACCCAAGCACCAAACCTATGTATTTGTCTGCGCGGAGAGACATTCCCCGTGAGTGTTGGAAATTTAGGAAGGGAGTCTGTTACTTGGGATTCGGAGTGGAGACCGTAGATAATAGTGAGAATAAGTACAATTATGGCTAGTGGAATATGAACTCTGGTCCCTGTAAGAGTGGGAACCATTGAGAAGAGGTAAAGTATGTACAATGTTGGGATGAGGATAGTGACCTTGTGGTAACTTATGAGTTTGGTAATCATAAGTTCGAGCCATGACATCTTCACTTGGAGAAAGATAACCCCCCAACAGGGGTGTAGTCTGATCTTAGGCTTCTTCCCGTCCATTGGGTTATGCCCATCGATATGCTGTGGCCATGAGGGCTGGGCATCAGCAAAGGTTCCGTTCCCGGTGGGAGAAGCAGGAGCAGGTGCAATGGTTTTCACATCGTGAATGAGGGGGGAGAGGACAGGGTCTGCAGGTTGGGCTGGACCAGCGGCCATTGGTTGGCCCGATTCAAGTGGATCGGGCTCATTGTCTTTTTGCTCCAGGATACGATCATCAACGCGTCCATGAAAGGAAGGATTCCTTTCAGAAAAGACGCCCTTGGCGGGATCCCAAGGATAATCTGAATACAAATCAGGGTCACCAAGTGTGCCACTATGTGGGACAAACCCAGGGGGCTTGTCAC